AAATGGACCAGCTATCATATGAGATTACTGAAGCCGCTGTTGAGCTTGTTGTTCCAGCACTTTAACAACTTTTCCTGTTCATAGTTGTGGAAGCCATCCTTCGGGGTGGCTTTTTTTGTGAACAAATTTTGACCTAAATGCAACATAAGTAATGATATACATCAACAAAGGTGAGGTCAATAGTATTGTCGTGACATTGTCAGAGGTATCAACGCTGCCTTCACCATATTATTTGTTCGTATTCCAAAACGAAATGAACCCAACATCTGACCCAATTCTCTTCACCAACACCGATGAGTCACCATACCCCGAAAGATTCAACCTCTTTTACTTGGATGAACCAATCGATGTGGAACTAATGAAGGGACAATACTCATACAGCGTGTACGAATCAACCATACCACCAACCGAAATCAGTGACACCACAGGAGTGGTCATCGAGGAGGGGAGAATGGTTGTCAGTGGCGCATCAATTTCATCAATTTACGACTAACACATGGCTTGGTACGATATATTCAGAGCAAAAAAAGAGGAAGCAGTTGAAATAATTTCATCAAATTACGATGCCTTCAGCACACCATTCTTGAAAGTTGGTGGCGCAAACCTATCACTCCCATATGTCAATGGTCGATACACTACCGCTAACCAAATCAGATTTGGTCAGGATGATATGTATCCACAGTTGCTCAATCAAATGGTATATAGCTCACCACTTCATGGCTCCATCGTGGACTACAAAACCAATGCAGTCATTGGTGGTGGATTTGAACTCAAGACAGCCAACGCAACACCGAAGGACCTCCTCGAGCTGTACACATTTGAGAAAAAAATTAAACTTAAAAAGACCGCTCGAATCACAACAGAGCAATTGATTGTACACAACCGAGTGTACTTTCGTTTGTTTTTTGATGACAAGATGAAGATGACCAGGGCTGAGAATGTCTCACCTGAGAAAGTCAGAAAGGGTCGCAACAAGAATCAGTATTTCATTTGTGAAGATTGGTCGACTCGCATCGACATCCAAGAAATCAAAGGACATCATCCATCATGCACTGATCGTGAGCAGCTTTTCGTTTATGAGGTCGAATGCTTGGGTCAAGATTGGTATCCGCTGCCAAAGTATTCAAGCGCATTGAATTTCGCATTCTTGAGTGGTGAGCTTTCGTACTTTGCAAAGTCCAACATTCAGAACAGCATCTTCCCATCGTTTGCAATCATGTTCCCAAAAAGACCGCAATCAGAGGAAGAGAAAAATGTACTGAGACAAACCATCGACAAGCTCAAAGGAGCGCAGAATGCTGGTAAAACTGCCGCATTTTTTGCCAATTCACAAGAGCAGTTGCCGAAGATTGAGAGCATCCCAACCAACTCAAATGACAAGCTCTTCCAGGAAGCATCAGGATTGAACACTGAGCAAATTTGTTTTGCTCATACCATCGACCCGATACTCATGGGTGTGCGTACAACCGGTTCTCTCGGTTCAGGTTCTGATATTAAACAAGCATACGTCATCTTTGAAAAGAATGTCGTGATGCCACTCAGAGAGCAAGTGCAAGATATCTTCAACGAGATACTTCACATCGCTAAGTTAAGCGTGGCAGAGTTCCAAATCAACAACTTCCAAATCATCAATGAGACGATTGTTGAACGTGATGAAAGAATGTCTTATGTAATAGACTCACTCAATTCACTTGAGCCATCAGTTGCTCAAAAAGTAATTGAACAAATGACTCCTAATGAATTAAGGTCTTTGGCTGGATTGAAACCTTTACAAGAACCAACAACTGAAAGCTAATGCTGTACTTTATCACTGAAAACTACCTCAAGACCAACACTCCCATCACAGCCAATGTGGATGTGACTGATGTGTTCCCATATGTTGCTACTCAAGCACAGCTCCGAGTGATGCCGATACTTGGCACAACATTCTACAACCATTTGCTCACAGCATACAATGACCAAACATTGACAGCCGAGGAGGAGTTGCTTGTTCAGTTCATTCAGCCTGTCATCGCATGGAGGTCAGCTGAAGATGCTGTCTTTGGGTTGACATATCAGCTCAAGAACAAAGGACTCCAACAGCAGAGTGGTGACTTCTCACAACCAGTTGGTCGCTCAGAGGTCGCATTTGGCATGGAACATTATGCTCAGAAAGCATCATTCTTTGAGATGCGTTTGATTCGTTACTTAATTAAAAACAAAGCAGAATATCCTATCTTCACAAGCCACGAGAATCGTGACACTGACCTTCGACCACAAGTCGAGTGCAATATGTGTCAAGGTGATTGCTTCTATGATGGCAAATGGGAGTGTGGATATCCTCGAGATAACGGATACAACAATTCAATACTCGTCATCTGATGAAAAATACAACACTCATTATCTTCGCATCATTGTTCACAATACTCGCTCCAGTGCAGCCCATGGTTTTGGTTGCAATTATTGCCATATTCATTGACACCATTTTTGGAGTTTGGCGATCAGTTAAAAAAAATGGATGGACATCATTCAAATCACGCAGATTGAGTGACACACTTGGTAAGGCTGCACTGTATTCAGGTGGCATTGTGTTCACGTTCCTCATTGAGAGATTCATCGCTGGTGATATCATCGCACACTTCATCGCTGTTGAGCTTATCATGACCAAATTTGTTGCATTCTTTTGTGTTATTGTTGAGGTCAAGAGCATCAATGAATCATATGAGAGTGTGACAGGCAAGAACATACTCGCAGCGATGCGCAAATTTGTGACCAGGTCCAAGGAAGAGCTTGATGCTTGGAAGTGAATAACATATAATTGAGGTGCAAAGCACTTAAAATGTCCAGTAAAACGGACAAAATACTTGACATTTGTACCTTTAAATACAAGTTATGAAATTAGACATTTCAAAAATCAAACAAGTACGTCTCAAAGAATCTCAGTTCTTTGCTGAAGAGTCACTTAAAAATCAAATATATCTCCACCATACAGCTGGAAGTGGCAACGCTGAAGCAGTCAGCAGATATTGGAATGGGAACACTGAGCGTATTGCAACAGCTTTTGTGGTTGGTGCTGATGGTTTAATTGTGCAGTGCTTCTCATCCAAGCATTGGGCATGGCATTTGGGTGTTGGACAAAAGGAATTTAAAGCACAAGGAGTGCCATACAAGAACCTCAACAAGTCATCAGTTGGAATTGAGGTCTGCAACTGGGGATATCTCAAAGAAAAAGGTGGTAAATTTTACAACTACGTCAACACTCGTGTGCCTGACTCAATGGTCACCACATTAGATACACCATATAAAGGCTACAAGCATTGGTACAAATACACCGATGCTCAAATCGAAAGCACTCGCCAATTGGTTGAGTACTTATGTGAGACATACAACATCCCAAGTGAATACCGGTCAGAGATATTCGGACTTGACAAGGAAGCATTCAAAGGCACTCCAGGAATCTACACCCACAACTCAGTGCGCAAAGATAAGAGTGACATCTACCCATGCCCGAGAATGATTGAGATGCTTGAAAATTTATGAGACTGCTTTTATTAATTTTACTTTTGAGTTCATGCTCAGCCAATTACCATCTGCGCAAAGCAATCAAAAAAGGATATAAGTGCGAGGAGGTGGGTGATACCATCCGCATCACAACTATTGACTCATTCCCTGTCGTTAGAGACAACGAAATCGTGTACGAAAGGTTCTATACCACCAAGGACACAATCATTCAATACAAGACAAGCTATGTGCCAAGAACGAGGTATCAGGACCGCCTCATATATCGCCTCAAGAGAGACACCATTCGCCAAGTTCAAAAGGTTGAGGTGGCAAAGTACAAAAGCCAAAAAGAAAAGCCTGTATTTTGGGTGTTTATTCTTGGCTTTGTGATAGGAATGGGAACCATGTACCTCTTTAGGTACTCCAAAACACAACTATGATTGTAAAAAAACACGCAAAAAACATCCACGAGATTCAGCTGGATGGCAAACAAGTCAAGATTGCAATGCTTTCTGACATCCACTGGGACAATCCCAAATGCGATTGGAAACTTCTCAAGAGAGACCTCGACTATTGTGTTGATAATCAGATACCTATCATGATAAATGGGGATATGCTATGCCTCATGCAGGGTCGCGGAGATCGCAGAGGAAACAAATCAGACATCCGACCTGAACACAACAATGCCAAGTACCTTGATTCAATCGTTGAGACAGCTGTCGAGTGGTGGTCACCATACGCTCACTTGCTCACTGTTATCGGATACGGCAACCATGAGACTGCAATCATCAAGTATCAAGAGACCGACATCCTTCAAAGATTCGTTGACCTTCTCAACTATAAAAATGGCACTCAAGTATATGCTGGAGGATATGGTGGTTGGATTGTAGTTCGTCAAGACATTGGCAATGGCATCTCATCATCATTCAAAATCAAGTACTTCCATGGTTCAGGTGGTGGTGGTGTAGTTACCAAGGGAGCATTAAACCTCACCAGGGCATTGGAGATGTATGAGGACTTCGATGTGTTCACGATGGGTCACATCCACGAGAACGCTGCTCGTAATGATGTCAGAGATACCATTGACTACAACAATAAGATTGGATATCGCCACGAGCATAAGCAGATTCACATGATGCTCACTGGAACATACAAGGAAGAGTACGGTGATGGCTCCAAAGGTTGGCACGTTGAACGTGGTGCGCCTGTTAAACCGACAGGAGGTCGCATCTTAGTATTCGAATCTGAGCGATTTGAGAGAGATGGTCAAAGAAAAATGTACAAAAACATCGATAGTATGAAATTTCCTTTGTAACTTCGGGAGTTCATAATTGTTTTGAGGGGTAGAAATACCCCTTTTTTTGGCTTATTTTGTGCATAGATGAAAAAAAATGTTAAAAAAGTCTTTCAGATATGAAACTTATGTGTAATTTCACCGTATCAAATCGAAAACAATTATTATGAAAACTTATTTTTTTATTTACGAAGACGCTGAAGGTAGAGAGTTATTTTTAAACTCATATAAGTGCAAAAATGACCAGGAAGCAGAGGAATTATGTGACGAACTTTTTATGAATACTATGTCAGGTGATTGCGATAGAGTTTATTTTGTGCAAGCAGACTATATTTTGTAAAAGTATAACAATCAAAATAGGGGGGTGCGCATCCATAACGCACATCAAAACAAATAAGCCATGAACAAAGAACAAATTATCGACCTCATCCGAAGCCAGGAGGCTGAGATGTATCAAGAACTTCTCGACATGAGAGAATCATTCGGTCCCAATGACCGAGGAACCCTCCACTCAGCTGCGCAGTGGAACGCAATCAGTAACTTATTAGAAACAATACAAGACAATGAAGATAATTAAATTCCTATTTTCAGACCTCAACCAAGATGAACGTCAGATTCTTGGTGGTGTAGTGATATTCATCACAGGAGCAATGCTTTTGATTTGGATGATGTCAACAGTGCGACCTCCAGTAAAGGACACACCAAGCATCAACCATCAAACATATCACAAGGCAACATATGAGCTGTCAAAATCATACAACAACTACGCACAAAGAATCTACAATGAAAAATATAGCAAATAAGTTTTGGTTTGCAGAGCAGTCATCAAATGCTTCAGCCAACACCATCATCGTTGATGTGTTCAATCGCTATGATGATGAGCATATCGGCACAATAGAACTAATATATAACTATGATAAAAACAACAACAATGAAACATGGACAATTGAATCAGCAGAGTGGAACCAAGACCTCACCCTTGAGCAGTGCGATGAAGCAATGCAAGAACTTACTGACAACGCAACCGAAAACTTTCACGAGTTCTGCTATGAGTGCTACAACTATGACCCGAGAGATGATGAAGATTGGTGGTTCGTTTAACACCTACCAATTCAATCGGTTTTGGACTACGTTCAACCACGATCTTTACAACCGAATTTGTGAAATCAAAATGCAAGAGATATGAAATTCAAACTCACATACCACTTCGGCAACAAGGTTGTCCAGGAGTGGAGCTTTCACAGCAAAGCACTGGCCTATTGGTACAAGAGTGAACTGATTTGGACAGGCAGATATAACGATGGTAAATTTAAAGTGTCACCATGTTAAGGGTAGTTTATTATGAGATTCCTGAAAAAGTCAGAGTCAGAGTAAATCAATGTGATATTAGTAAGTTTCAATCATTTTTAAAAAGTCACAAAAAACTAACAAATCAAAAAATTTCAGAATTGCTCAATGTACCAAAAACTGAAGTCGAACATTGGTTCAGAACCGATAAGTATTTTGCTATTCCAAATGAAAAAATTTGGTATCAAATAAAAAAAACTTTGAGTATTGAATCAAATGAATACGATGACTTTGTGATGGAATTTGAAGAGAGGGAAGGTGTACACGAGCAATCAAATCGAGTTTATGATATTGATGGTATAGCTCCAACAATTACATCGACAAGTGCAGATATAAGAATAATAATTTAAGATATGAAAAAAATTAAAGTAGGAAGTGACTTCAGCGGAGTGGGTGCATTCAATCAAGCACTCATTCGATTAGGTGTTGAATACAAGGAAGTGTTCGCCTGTGATATGGACAAGTTCGCTCGTGAGACGTTCATCCACAACTATGGTGAACCTGAATACTATCCAACCAACGTATATGACCGAGAGATTCCATCCGAGTCATTGGATATATATATGACATCACCACCTTGTCAAGCATTTTCATTAGCTGGGAAGCGACTCGGTAAGGATGACAAGCGAGGTATCTTGTTTTTCAACTCACACGAGTTCATTCAGGTAAACAAACCGAGATTCTTTATATTCGAGAACGTCAAAGGATTGCTCTCTGATGATGGTGGTAGAACATTTCAAGAATGGATCAATATGTTAGGAGGTAAATCAGTCAATGGGCTACCTGTATTGTTTCCAGTTGATGATGCAGTTCCATACCATTTGTATTGGCAAGTTCTAAACGCAAAGCATCATGGAGTTCCTCAGAATCGTGAGCGAGTATTCTTGATTGGAATCCGAGATGATGCTGATAATCGCTTTCAATTCCCACGAGAAGAGCATCTCACCAAGCGACTCAAGGATGTACTCGAGGATGAGGTTTTTGAAAAGTTTTATATGTCAGAAGCTGCCGTTTCTAAATGCTTAAAAAGTCAGGCAAATAAAGATTTATTGATTAAAGATGTATCAGATGTTAGTAAATGTATTGTTGCCGGTTATTATAAAATTCCATTTGATGGGCAGTACATTAAAGTTCAAAGCAATTTAGAAAAGTATTTTTTGAGTGATGAAACAATTGATAAATTGATTGCATATGACAAAAAACAAAAAGAAAATGGCAACGGATTTGGAGAAAAATTTCACGATGAAAATGGAACAATGTCAGCACTTAAAGTTGGTGGATGTGGGTGCGATGATTTAGTTAAAATCAACTCAGCCACATCCAAAGGATATGAGGAAGCGAGAGAAGGTGATTCAATCAATTTTAGCGTTCCCAATTCAGAAACAAGAAGAGGAAGAGTTGGTAAAGGAGTAGCACAAACATTGGATACTGGATGCAATCAAGGTATTTGGATTGCAGATTTTAGAAATGATGAAGGATTGAGAATAAGAAAGGATAATATCTCTCCTTGTATGACATCATCGATGAGAGATAGTCAAGAATGGAATCCAAAAGCAGGAACAAGAAATCCACCTTTAGTTGGTTATTATAACGAAAAATTGAATCAAGGAGTAATACAAAAAACAACCTATGGTAAACATCAACAAGATTGTTTTTATGATTGCAATGGAATAATTGGAGCTATTCCAGCAGGTACACACGGAAGCACCCCACATTTGACCAAAACATTAATGCCCTGTAGAACTAAAATTAGAAGACTAACCCCAAGAGAATGCTTCCGATTGATGGACTTTCCTGATACATTTACTTGGCCAGTAAGCGACTCACAAGCATACAAACAAGCTGGTAACTCAATCGTTGTCAATGTACTTTACAAAATACTTAAAAATTTATTATGAACCAATTCGACAAAATACAAGAACTCATTCAACGAGATAGGCTATCTGCCAAGGACCGAACTCATGAGCTGGTGTATCGCAGAGCATTCCTGATGCATAAGCTGCGATCAACAGGGATGACCCTCAAGGATATTGGTTGGATGTTCAAACGTGACCACGCAACAGTGCTGCACAGCCTCCGCACACATGAATGGATGACCAGTACCAATTACAAGCTGTATCTTGAATGTATCGCAGAGTATCAATTCATTTTGGACAATGTCGATAGGGAATCTTCGAGGGACCTTATCACCGATATTCTGAAATGTCAGTCATACGCTACCTTGAAAATCATCAAGAGTAGAATCAAGAGGGGTGTATATGAGCAGAGGCTTGTGACGATATGACACATCTCTTTATATACCGAACCTATTAAGACCCTTATTTTTATTTTAAATTTTTTAGTTTTTTTATCGTCACATCGTCACGCTTTTGCTGAAAGTCAATACCAGTAAGGGATACAAGCGTGACGATACAATTCACACATCGTCACGAATCGTCACAAATCAGCAATTTTTTGTACATTAGCGTCACGCAAAACAACTATGACATGAAAGTATCAGTATTTAAAAACCTATTCAACAGCAAAGAAACACCCTACAACCTCTCAATCTATGAGGTACAAAACCGAATCAAGAACGGCACACCTGATTTGATTCGTAAAGTCAACGCAATACGATCACTTGAGAAGTCGGACCCCGAGCATGAGCGACTGAAGTCATCACTCAATGCAATCATGTTCAATGGCATCTTCACTGAGCGCAATGACAACAGCCTGGTTGAACACAGTGGAATGTGCATCCTGGACTTCGACCAATACCCCAATGCCAAAGTAATGGATACCGAAAGGAAGCGGCTAATTGATGACCCTTATGTGATGATGGTGTTCACATCCCCATCAGGCAACGGACTCAAGGCAGTGATTCGAATCCCAAAGTGCGACAAGGTGGAACACAAGCGCAGATTCAACGCATTCGGTAAGTACTTCCAATCAGAATACTTCGACCAAAAGAATAGCAACGTGAGTCGAGTATGCTTTGAATCCTATGACCCGAAGATATACTTCAATGAGTTCTGCCAAGAGTTCAATGGTATTGAACACGATGAAGGATTCAACTACACTGAGCGAACTCCAACTTGTGTACTCAATGACGAGGACAAAATCATCAGCTTGATTGAACGCTTTGACCATGGATGTGACTTCGTTGATGGTAGTCGCAATCAATATGTGTTCAAATTGGCAGCTGTCATGTGCGAGTATGGAATCCATAAGGATACGACTGAGCAGTACATATGGACCAAGTACTGCCAAGGCTCATCATTCTCAGAGCAAGAGATGGTCACCACCATTCGAAGTGCATACAAAAAAGCCACATTTGGCATGAAGTATTTCGAGGACAAGGATACCTTTCAAAAAATAAAGCAGAAACTCAAGAGCGGCATCCCTGAAGAGGATATCAAAAAGCAGTTGAATGTGCGTGGTGATGTGGTTGAGGATGTAAAAAAAGAAATCAAGACCGGTGAGGATATCTTTTGGTCAAAGAATGACAAGGGAACAGTCACCATTGAACCACTTAAATACTCCGAATTCTTGGTCAAGAACGGATTCAATAAGTACTATCCAGAGAACGCAGAGAAACCAACCTTTGTCAGAGTGATTGAGAACAAGGTCAGAATCAGCAGCACTGAGCAAATCAAAGATTTCGTTTTGACCTACCTCCAAGACAAGGGTGAGCTGGATGTGTGGAACCACTGCTCGAAGTTGACCATCCTATTCAATGAGTCATTCCTGAATATGATTGATTCAATCAATATCTTGATGCTCCAGGATACAAAAGATGCTTCATACATCCCATACAAGAATGGAGTGGCAAAGGTGACCAAGGATGCAGTTGATTTGATGTCATACATCGATGTTGATGGATACATTTGGGAGAACCAAATCATACAACGTGACTTCAAGCTGATGGATGACCACACAAATGACTTCCAAAACTTTGTGAGCAAGGTGTCTGCTGATGATTCTCCTCGCATCTCAGCGCTTGAAACAACTCTCGGATACCTAATCCATACCTACAAGGATAAAACCGACCAAAAGGCAATCATTTTCAATGACCAAGAGATTGATGACAACCCGAATGGAGGCTCAGGTAAGTCACTCATGTTGACTGCCATCGGCAATCTGCGCAAAATTGTCAAGATTGATGGCAAGAGCTTCAATCCAAGCAAGTCAGACTTCGTATATCAGCGAGTCAACCTGGATACTCAGATACTTGCATTCGATGATGTGAGAAGGAACTTCGACTTTGAGCAGCTGTTCAGCCTTATCACTGAGGGAATCACTGTCAACCGCAAAAACAAGGATGAAATCTTCATTCCTTTTGATCGCAGTCCCAAGATTGTTATCACCACCAACTATGTCATCAGTGGTGCTGGGTCATCACATGACAGGAGACGGCACGAGCTTGAGTTCTTTCAGTACTTCCATTCCAAGCGCAGTCCACTTGATGAGTATGGTCGATTGCTATTCGACTCATGGGGTGAGAGTGATTGGCTCAGGTTTGACAACTACATGATTGGATGCCTTCAGAATTACCTTCAATTTGGATTGGTCAAATCAATCAGCATCAACGCAGATGCCAAGCGATTCATCCAAGCAACGTGCAAGGACTTCTTTGATTGGGTTGAGGAGGGCAATCTTCCTGTATCAGTTTACCACTACAATTCAGCAAAGCTCCAAGAGTTTACATCTGAGTTCACAGGATTCAAAGACCTGGAACCTCGCAGATTCCTCAAATGGGTGCAGTCGTATGCTGATTTCAAAGGATTGACATTGACCAAGGGAAGGAACCACAACGGCAGATACTTCGAACTCGAAGGAGAACAGTCAACCCCACCGACTGATGGTGATGTGTGGGATGAGTTAAACAATAAAGCGAAAGAACTATGACAAGACAAGAACGACAAATCCTCAAGGACCTCCAGCTTCAATACAAGATGGTAAAGTACCCAACGATGAAGCCTGAGATGATATCACTGAATCACTGGAATGACAACTCAGCGAATGAGCTGACCAAGTCGGTGATTGCATTCCTTCAGTTTAATGGTTGCCAAGCTGAGCGCATCAACACGATGGGTGTGTATCGCAAAAAGTACCGCACTGATGGTGTTGCCATTGGTGGGCAGTGGACCAAGGGAACCGGAACACCAGGTTCAGCAGATATCTCAGCCACGATCAAGGGGAGGTCAGTCAAGATTGAGGTCAAATATGGCAAGGACAGGCAATCTCAAGCACAAAAGGACTATCAGAAAGCCATCGAAGAGGCTGGTGGCACATACATAATCGTGAAAACTTTTGCAGATATGCTGAAATTTTACAATGAGTTCACACAAGTAATCAAATAAATGTGTATTTTTACAATAAATTCTAACAATTATGACAACAACAAGGAAAAAAACCGAGGAGGCAGAGATGCCAACCCTCAACATTTGGCAGAAGCTACACGCTGCCAAGCAGCAAATTGGCAAGGTGTCCAAGAATGCAACGAATCCACACTTCAAAAAGAGTTACGCTGATATCAATGCGCTGCTCACAACGGTGGAGCCAATACTTCACGAGCATGGACTGCTATTGTTGCAGCCTGTGGTTGGCAATGATGTGGTGACTCGAATCATCGACATCGAATCAGGTGAACACATCGAGTCATTCATGAGTTTGCCGCCAATGGTGGACCCTCAAAAATCATTGGCAGCTGTTACCTACTTCAGACGAGGTACTTTGCAGTCACTTCTCTCACTTCAAGCAGTGGATGATGATGGGAACTCAGCAACTCATGCAGCAACATCAAAACCAAAGTTAACTAATGAGCGATTTGAAAGCGCAGTCTCATCGATTGAAGCTGGAAAGTACACAGCAGAGCAGTTGGTTGCCAACTACGCACTCACTGAAGTTCAACTCAAAGCTCTCGCTCTATGAAATGGCATCCATCGCAAATCGGAAAGCTGATGACCAACGGAAGGGGGAAGTCAGAGATGGGAGAAACCGCCAAGAGTTATATCAGACAGTGTGCGAAGGAGGACTTCTACAACTACACTACCGAGTTGAACAACAAGTACATCTTCAAAGGTAGGGAGCAAGAACTCGAGTCAATCTCCCTACTCAATGCAGTTCGATTCACTGACTACAAAAAGAATGAGACAACAGTCGAGAATGACTATCTCATCGGCACAGCTGATATCGTACTGGAGGACAAAATCATAGATATCAAGACATCTTGGTCGCTCGATACGTTTTCAGCCACAGCTGATGAGGGATACAATTCAGCGTATGAGTGGCAGCTAAGAGCATACATGATGTTGTATAATCGTGGTATGGCTGAACTCGTGTACTGCATGGTCACCACTTGGGATGAGTACCTGAACGAATGGGAGAACCTTCAGCTGCACCGAGTTGACCACATTGACCCTGAGAAGAGAATAACTGTCCTATGGTGGGACCGAGATGAGGATAAAGAGATTCAGATGATTGAGCGATTGAAACAAGCATCTGAGTACTATGATGAGTATTATCAACAATTAGTAAATAAATAACCCAAGAACATGGAAGAGTTAAAAGTAAAAGGCACAATTCACCTCATCGGTGAAGCCAAACAAGTAAGTGAGAAGATGAACCTCAAAGAGTTTGTTCTATCAATCGGAGACAAGTATCCTCAGTTGGTACAGTTCCAAGCAGTCAATGAGCGAGTGAAGTTCCTTGATGGAGCCAAAGTCGGTCAGGAGTGTGAGGTGAAGTTTGACCTCAGAGGTCGTGAGTACAATGGCAAGTACTATGTGTCATTGAACGCATGGGACATCCGAATCGCATCAGCATCACCAGCATCAAAACCAATCACTGATGAAATCGATGACGATCTACCTTTCTGATGGGGAGACAATCAGGGAGTTCATCCAGCGTGAGTTGGACTCCCTTCTCGTCAAGAGATACAAGATGACTCACATGGCTGAGGATATGAAGGTGAACTACTCGATGCTGTACCGCTTTATGAATGGCAAGTCAGTGAGTGAGGAGTTCTATATTCAAGCATTCAAATATCTAATGAAATGAAGTACTTTATCGCCTATATTGGAACACAAAATGACAACCTTGACAAGTTGGTTGCAAGAGTTCACGACCTTTTTGAGATGATGCCTAATGTAAGTACTTGCATTGTGCTGACTGTATCAGATGAGGTACACATCTCTGAGGTGAGTGCTGATGAGTTTTATGCGCAATATGCAAGTTTGAACTGATGGAAAAGCAAATCAAAGACCCAATCCTTCTTAAAGTACTTGCCAAGTATTATGAGCGCAGTGAGAGAGGCATCGAGAAGTATGGTCACACTCTTGATCGTGATGACATTGACTTAATGGGATGGTTGAATCATCTCCAGGAGGAGTTGATGGATGCCACGCTTTACATTGAAAAATTAAAACAAGACCTATGAAACAAAAAGAATATAAACCAACCCGCCAAGATAGAAGCCGAGAGGAGATGGGAGCATACAGCACGATGATACTCATTGGCACTATAACGCTTTGTGTAACAATTTACGCTATCTTTGA